CACCATCAGCCAAGTACACCACGGGTTCCACTGAAGGTGCACGGAATGCCGTCCAAGCCCAGCGCAGTCGCTGACCGAGATCGCTGAACCAACTTTGAACTTGAACGGCACTCATTATCTGCGACCCCTCGATGCCACGTTGTCCTGAACCGCACCGCTCATCGGGGCAATGTCGTTCACCGCTTCCTTGTACTGCTCTGTGACATCCCTGCGGGCCTCGCCCGCATACACGACTCGGCTGCGGCCAATGCGCACGATGGCATCATCCGGAAGGGCCAGCATCCACGGCGCAAATGCCACCATGGCCTGGTCCGTTTCAGCGTCATGCGACATCACCAGGCTCACCGGCCGGCGCAGGCTGAGCACGCTGACGTCAGCGTTGTCGTCCATGCAGCGGGCAACCAGTTCCTCACCAGTGGTGAGTTTGACCGCAATGATGCGGCCTGAGAGGTCGACGTGGTTTTCAACGAGCATTTTTATCTCCCAGATATTTACTGCTCCTATTTAGTACGCGGTTAACGTCAGTCATGGAAAGAGCGGGGCCAGGCCCCGCTCCCTCTGGTAGTTCTTAGAAGTCGTCGTTGTCGAAGCTGACTTCGCCGCTGAGGCCCGTCTGGTAGGCGCTCACAGTGCGCTCGAAGAAGTTGGTGTTCTCCGCAACGTCCTGCAGTTCCATGAACGAGAAGGGATTCTTGCTGCCATAGCGCTTCTTGAAGCCCAAGCGAGCGAGGCGCTGATCCGCGCAATACTGCAGGTACTCCTTCATGTCGGCCTTGGTGAAGCCGGCAACACCCAGTTCCAGCACGTCGTCGGCGAACTGTAGCTCGCAGTCGATGGCTTCCTGCAGCATGTCCTGCACGTTCTTCTCCATGTCGGCATCCCAGAGCTGCGGGTACTCGTGCCGAACGATGTCGATGACCTTGAAGGCCACTTCCATGTGGAAGCTCTCATCGCGGAACACCCAGTTGGTGCCCGAGGCGAGGCCGTGCAGATAGCCCTTGCTGCGCAGGTAGTACACGTAGGCAAAGGCTGCGAAGAAGAACATTCCCTCCACTGCGGCTGCGAACGTGATGAGGTTCATGAGGAAGATCTTCTTCTTCTCATCAGTGTCGCACCAGTCGATGTTATCCATCTGGTCCATCCACTTGAAGCAGAAGTCTGCCTTGCGCTTGACGCTGGGCACGTTCTCAACAGCCTGGAACATCGCAGCGCGCTCAGCCATGTCCGGAACGTACTCGTCCAGCAGGGTGAGGTAGAACTCAATGTGCACGGTCTCTTCGAAAATCTGACGGCCCATGTACATGCGGTACTCGGGGCTGTTCACGTGCTTGTAGAGGCTGAGGCACGCATTGTTGGCGACGATGTTGTCACCGGTGGCGAAGAAGGCAACGATGCGGCTCACCACGTGGCGCTCAGCCGGGGTGAGGCGGTCACGCAGGTGTTCGATGTCAGTGTTGAAGCTGATTTCCTGCACAGTCCAGTTGTTCTTCTGGGCTGCACGGAAGTCCTCGAAAAACACCGGGTACTTCATCGGGCGCAGGCTGAGGTCGAAACCCGGATCCAAAATTCCCTTAAAATTGCTCATGTATTGCCTTCCTTCTCATCCATACCGCACAGCGAGGCGCCTCTGCACTTCCTCGGTGTACTCTCGTTCCGTCATCACGCCCACCAGCGCCGTGCTCCTGAGTAGCACGTCCCACTGGGTGCGCGTCAATTTAATCACGCTCGAGTCGAGCTTGACCTCGTGGTGTCCCAGCACGGAGCCGTGGGACGTGGAGGTCTGCGGGGGCAACAGAAGCACGATGTCCCCGGGTAGGATCTCGATGCCAAACTGGCCGCTGAGACCGCTACCGATAAAAGCTGGATCGCCCTGCCACACTCGCACCTCGCGAGCGGGCTGGGGCGTCTGTTGCGGGGCCGGCAGGGTCATCCTGTCGGCAAGCTGTTCCGCAACTTGCGAGCTGGTGAGGCCATTGCGCTGCCTAAGCTTCACCAGCTGAGTACGAATCCACAGGGGTTGGTCTGGGAGTGAAGTCAGTTGCTCCACTGTGTATTCGTCAAGTTTGTCCAGCACAGCCTGCAGCGCGGGCTTCTTCTTCATCTTGCTGAAGAGGATGTCTGGATTTCGTCCACCACGCATCAGTGTGCGCTACCCGAAGGACTCTGCCAAAGGTTGAGGCGGCTCTCCACCACGAGCACTCGGTTGCTGAGGTTGCTGATTGCGCGGCGCAGCGCGTTCAGTGTGGCCTCGAGCTCGATGAGTTCCTGGCGCAGTTCGTATTCCTCGCGGAGGTGGGGCCTTTCGGCCTCCACCCCCTCTGTGGGGTTGTCACTCATCAGGTGCAGCTCTCGCACACGTCCGGGTTCTCCAAGCTCTTCGTGGGCTCCGCGCTCACTGTGGTCTTGGCAATCTTCGTAGCGCCTCGGCTGCGCAGGTAGTAGGTGGTCTTGATGCCACTCTTCCAAGCGTACATGTACATGCTGCTGAGCTTCTCCACCGAAGGAGTCTCCATGAACAAGTTGAGGCTCTGGCTCTGGTCGATGAACAAGCCACGTGCTGCGGCATGGTCGATGAGCCACTTCTGCTTGACTTCCCACACCGTCTTGTACAGCGCGCGGATCTCTTCCGGCAGGTTCGCAATGTGCTGAATGCTGCCTTCGCCGGAGATGATGGCGTTCTTCATCTCCACGTTCCACAGACCCAGCTTCTTGAGGTCATCCACCAGGTACTTGTTGATGCGGATGAACTCACCGCTGAGCGTCTCTGTCTTGAAGAGGTTGCTCACCTGCGGCTCACTGCACTCGTAGGAGCCAGTGATGGCTGCAATCGTCACCGTGGGTGCGATGGCAATCATCAGGCTGTTGCGCAGCCCGTGTGTGCGGATCTCTTCCCGCAGTGCATCCCAGCGTGCCTTGTCAGCCACTGCGCCGCTCTGACCCGCGAGGTCAAACTGCAGGAGGCCCTTGGCTGCATGGGTGTGCTCGAAGTCCTGGTGAGGACCGTTCGCCTTGGCCAGCTCAACGCTGGTCTTGAGCGCGGTGTAGTAGATTTCCTCTTGGATCTCTGCGCTCAGCTTCACAGCCTCGGGGCTCTCAAAGGGAATGCGCAGCTTGAACAGCAAGTCCTGCAGACCCATGATGCCGAGGCCAATGGGACGCCAACGCATGTTCGAAGCATAGGCCTCGTGCGTGGGATAGAAGTTGCGGTCGATGACCTTGTCCAGGAACTTCACAGCCAGCGCAGCGTTGCGACGCAGCTTGGCCTTGTCCAGCTTGCCATCCTTCTCGTAGTTGCCCAGGGCCAGCGAGCCCAGGTTGCACACTGCGGTTTCGCCACCCTTGAGGGCATCAAAGGAGTTGGTGTCGCGGTTGTAGCCGGTGATGTTGATGTTGTTGTTCGCGATGTACTCCTTGAACTCAGCAGTGCTGGCAAAGTCCGAGGGGTTCACGCTGGCCTTGGTGCCGCTGTGGGTGGGCTCGAGGATCTCAGTGCACAGGTTGCTGCTGTGGATCACGCTGCCGTTCACCGCAGTGTTGCCGCGCACGTTGCAGGTATCCTTCCAGCACATCCAACCATTGCCGGTCTCAGCAAGGGTCTTCATCATGCGGGTCCAGATGCTGCGAGCGCTCACCTGCTTGTGGAACTTGCCCTCAGCCTCGAGCTCCAAGTAGCGAGCCTCGAACTCTGCGCCGAACAGATCCACCAGATCCGGGGCAACAGTGCTGTCAATGAGGCTCCACTGGGCATCAGCAGCCACGCGGTTCATGAACAGATCCGGGATCCAGTTCGCGAGGTTGAGGTTGTAGGCGCGCTTCTCCTTCTCACCAGTCTGGTCACGAAGCTCGAGGAACTCCATGATGTCCGGGTGATGCGTGTCCAAGTAAGCCGCTGCCGCACCCTTGCGCTTGCCGCCCTGGTTCACCGCAGCCACGTTGGCGCTGAGGCTGTGCAGGAAGGGGACAATGCCGTTGCTGCGACCGTTGGTGCCCTTGATGAGTGCACCGTTGCCGCGCACGCGGGAGTAGCTGAGGCCAATGCCACCGGCCCACTTGCTGAGCTTGGCAATGTCTGCGTGGCGCTTCTCGATGTCAACGAGATCATCCAGCGGGCTATCCAGCAGATAGCAGGAGCTCATCTGAGCGTGGCGCGTGCCCGAGTTGAACAGCGTGGGCGTGCTGCTCATGTACTCCAGCGAGCTGATGAGGTTGTAGAACTCAATGGCTTCCTTGGCATCGCTGCTGAGACCGCAAGCCACGCGCAGCATGAAATACTGCGGGGTCTCGATAACAGTGCGCTTGGTGGGGTGCTTGAGCAGATAGCGATCGTACACCACCTTGAGACCATAGTAGTCGAACAGATAGGTGTTGATCGGCTTGATGGCAGCGTTGAGCTTGCGCTTGTTCTCCATCACGAAAGCGTAGGTCTCGTCGCCGATGAGGCCGTTGTCGAAACCAATCTGGATGCTCTGCGTGAACGAGTGGATCTCTTGACCATCCACTTCCTTGCTGATGGTGTTGTCCAGGAGTCGAGCAGCCACCTTGCTGTAGATGGGATCCTCGGTGATGAGGCCCACTGCGGTTTGGATGCTGAGCTCGTCCAGTTCGCGAGTGCTCACGCCATCGAAGAGACCGCCCACGGTTCGGGTGGCGATGCGGTAGTGATCAACACCATCGAGATCGCTGGTGACCTTGCTGATGCTGTTGATGATTTTCTCGATATTAACGGACTCCAGTGAGCCGTTCCTCTTGCGTACTTGCATGTGCGCCTTCTTCTTATTGTTCAATTGGGCAAGTATTTATGAGCTGACGTTACACCAAAAAGCTGTGTTTCAAGCCGGGAACACAGCAATAACTAGATCCTGGCGTAGCCCTTGTCCGAGCTCTTGTACCTAACCAACGTTACAACATTGGCTTTCAGAGTGTCAAAATCCTCAACGTCGGCAAGATTGTAATTCAACACATGCTGGCCATCCACCACCAGCAGCATGCGGGTGTCCTCCTGCGTGGTGTCGTTCACATACGTGAGCACCAATCGGTTGCTGTCCCAGCCAACAAGGTTGAGCGTGCGCTCCATGAGGTAGGCCACACCGGTGAGGCAAGGCGTGCCCTCGTGAAGCAGTTCCCAGGGCGTGGGCCAGCTCGCAGGGTTGTCCCAGTCGATGCTATAGTTG